GACGTCTGCCGTACCGATAATTGTTGTCGGGCTATCACTTGGAGCCTGATAACGCTGCGCCGCAATACCTGCAAAACTTGATACAACGGTTTTGTTGTGAGGCCCAACCATCAAAATGCTTGGCTCACCACCGGCTGTAAATGCAGACTGCATTGCAGTTTTTAACATAGCCTCAGTAAATGCAGCTTGCGTACCGTCTGTACGAGCGTCACTACCATCACCAGTTGGCGATGCGCCACCTGATCCAAACACGTCGTTAGTAGCAATCCAAGCACCAATGCCGCCGGTTTCCCGTGCCGTGCTACTATTTCCTGCCACCTGAGCGTTGTTATCGGTCAAAACTGCCTCTAAATCGCGCTTAATTTCCTTGCCGCGCTTAGCCATTTGATATGCCAACTCATCATTCCGGCCGGCCAAATCTTGCGCTGCAAGGTTGTCAGCTACAATCAATGTACGACGTAAAATGTGCGTATAGTTACCGACGCGAGTGGTGGCTGCCGTAGCACTGAAAGATCCTACGTCATCCCCATCTATGTTTGCGGTCTTACTCACGGCGTTTAAGCTGTCAGTTTGCCATTCAAAATAAGTATTGGATACTGATTTAGATCCAACATTACTTTGAAAAGGCGTGGTTTCGGGAGCGATGCTTGAAATAACATCACTTAGTGATTCACGAATACCTTTGGCATCAAAGGACGTGAAAGTATTGGTTACAATAGCCATTATAAATCTCCTATAGTAAGGCTTTTATTGCTAAAGCCGCGTCTTGTATGCGGCCGGATTGTTTTGCGTTCTGAATCGCTTTTTGTGCATCTGACTTAGGTCTAGGCTGTGACGCTTTTGAGCCGCTTCTTAATGTCTTGGCGCGTGCTTTTTTCGGCTTGGCCTTTGCCGCAGTAACTCGCGTTTCTCCTCGATCATATAGCATGGCTTTCCTTGCTAACTTCACAAGCGTGGCATTTGTCAAACCGCCAATGTCCTGCTCGGTAAATCCTTCGCCAAGTAGAAAGTCCCGTATCTGGGTTGCTTCCTGCGCCGCAACTTTATTATCGCGCCACTCGGGTATGACTTCCGGCAGTATTTCGCGTTGCTGAGAAACGTACTGCTCCTGCATTTGCTGCACCTTTTCTTGTTGCAACTTTTGCAATCGCTGTTGCTCGGCTTGGACGGCCTGCATCTGAGCTTCACGCTCGTCTTGCTGCTTCCGCCACTGACGTTCTGCCTTCGCTGCCATCGTGGGGTCTGTGTCGTACAGTGTATCCCAATCAGGCTCCTGCTCCTTCTGCTCAAGCCGTTGCTGCAAAGCAGGCAACATCTGAGCATATTGTGCACGTTCACGCTCGATTTCGGAGTATTGCGCTTCTAGCGTTTTACGCTGTTCTGCCAATTCCTGCGTCTTACGTGTGTAATCTCTCTGCCTTAGATTAGCTGCTTTCAGCTCTTCAACGGTTATCTCTTCACCATCGACCTCCACTGTGGCCCCTAGTATATCGAAGGATTCGTCTTCTGAACTTTCCCCATCTTCCTCGGTTTCGAGCTCCTCCTCAGATCCTTCGACAACTGAATTATCTTCCTCAGTTGCCTCCATCTCCTCGGAGGCTTCAGCCTCCTCCACTACTTCTTCAGTGGTTTCGGCCTCAAGCGCATCAGTTGCCGCAGCGTTATCCTCTTCGGGCGCAAGTATGGCTCTGATTGCATTTTGAGCACTGTACAGGTCAGTCCCTTGTGGGTTGCTGTTTTCTGCCATCTCATTAACTCCATATTATGGGCTTATTTTGTTTTAATTTCAATAGCCCCGTTATCTACCATTGCACGCAGCGATTGGCGAACCATTTCGACGCCGCGTAATTTCATGTAAATAGCCTCTCGGCTATCACTATCACTGGTCTCAGTTAACTTAAACTCAAACCAACAATCTTGCTCAATCTCTTGTAAAAATCTTTTGAGATCTGTGTCGGAAAGAAGGCGCTCCGCCTCCCTGCCGTCATCTATGATTTGCTGTTTAGTCTTCACGCGCAGCCTCTTTTATTACGTCGGCTTGCGCCTTCATAACTTCCCGATTAATCGCCAGATCAGATCTGATCTGTTCGACGTTGAGCTGCGTGCCATACTTTGCCTTCAGCTCCTCGGCTTTTACAAATAGCTCTGCATCTAGCTCGTCACGCTTGCGGTCATCCTCAAGCTGAAACTTCTCACGCTCCATTTGCAGCTCGGCAGCTTTCTTCTGAATATCCGCTTGTATTTGCTGTATCTGCACTTGGATAAGCTGCTCGTTAATATCTGGCTTTTTATCTTGAGGCGGTGGTTGGAACTGCGCCGGATCTCCCCAGAACTGTGAGGTATCTTTAAACCCTGCTATTTCTGTCATAGATTTCAATGTGTTAGACAGTTTCTGCATATCGGTAAGTGGGTTAATCGGCCCCATTGTGCTCATTGCGTCTTTCTGCATTTCAGCAATCTGACGTAGCATCAACATGCGCTCGGTATCAGAACCGCGTCCGAGAGCTACATTTACCGTAACGTCCATGTCGCTGTTCCACACACGCGGATCTATTGGCACAAAATTATTATTAAGCTTTATCATGCGCTCGCGGTCTTGGTGGGTCGTTACCAGATGAAGCACAAGCTCATACATACGCTTTACGCCCGTCTCGGCAAATATGCGAGCAATCATCTCAACTTGTTGCTGTGCGGCGCTCACAGTGGCCGCTACGGCTGTTGCAGTGCTAGACTGTAAGGCATTAGCATCTAAACCTTTTGACGCCTTAGATATGCCCGTGCGCGCCTCTTTAACCTCATCCATATACTTGAGAACTGGGAAAGAAGCTTGGCCGACAAACGGCATACTGAGCGGCTGTATCTGTCCGGCAGCTCTCTGGCGTATAATCGATCCCACTTCCGTAGACATTGCGTCGTCGATGTTTACCATGCCTTCGACAACTGCAACCCGTGGGTGGATCGACATGCTCAAACTGTCGAGCGTATTCCGCATAATAGATGACTTGATTCTCTGTATATCCATCACCGTGTCGGCAACTGACATGCCAAAGAAATCGTGCGGCTCTGGATCTGGGCATAACGTAGAAAACGGCGCCATATCGCATGGCTCGTTCATTAAGATTTTGTTACCGTCTCCTGCGGTGCAAACTTTACGCAGCTCGGCAATGCCGTCGCCGTCGTAGTCAACTTTAATATAGTTTTCGACATATAGAACTTTTTTCATCGCAGGGTCGTGGCGCTCGTTCATCTCATTAGTCAATGCCCTGTTTCGAGTGTAACGCTCTACGTTGGTATCCATGTCATCGTATGACGCGCCTAAATCAGATACCTCGTCGTAGTCATATCCCATTGCCACAAGCTCTGACACGGTTACAATGCGCCGGTGGGCGACGTAATCGGCTTGCTCAACAGATTTGCTTTCGCGTGAAATTAGGAACTCTTCCGGAGGCACAGCCTCTAGCTTAACGCGGCCATCTGGATGCGTGTATGTCGCTCTGACGGCATGCATCATTGGCACGGGCATATCCTCGCCAGTAAGAGGGTCTTGCATTGGCTCGCCGATAGGTTCAGACGCTACGATCTCTACATCTACCGCAGGATCTGACATGAGAGCCGCGAGGGACGCGTCATCGAGGCCAGAATAGGAAACGGTCTCAAACTTGGTCTGGTCGTCCCAGTAAACCTTCAGTATCCCGACCTTACGCACAAGCGCGTCCATAAAGGCAGAGTGCATTTCTAGGAAGCCGTTGTTGTCTCGGTTTATAATGTAATTAGCGTAATCTGTAGCCTGCTTGGCTGCGGCAACGTCCTCTGGACCTTGAGGAACGTATTCCACGGTTTGGTCGCTGCCGTGAAAGATACGCATGAGCGACGGCATGAGCGCCTGCACGGTATCACGCACGTCCATTGATACGACTTGGCTGCGCCCGTCTTCCTCATTGCCAAACGGCTCGCCTCGGTAGTATTGCGTAGCTGCCGCCCTTATTGGCGAGATGTGGTTGTCGATAAAGTCGATTGCGTCGTCAATCTCTTTACCGACAATTCCTTGCAACTCCTCGTCTGGCATTACGTCAGGGTTCATTTCCTGCTCGAGCTCTTCTGCGAGTTTACTTACTTCGTAGTCCATGTTATCTCTCCAACAGTCCTCGATTGCTTCTATTCTCTTGCGCCATTGCAGCCTGCACGTCAAGTTGAGACATACCTAATAATGTTGCCGCTCCGCCAATGCCATACCTTTTAACAATATCAACAATCTTATCGTCAAAGACAACAAGGTTGCGTGTTCCGCTCGGTTGGACATCTGCGGTCAAACCTCTTTTACGGTATTTCTTTGCTATCTCTTCTGCGGCTTTTTTTGTTTTAGCTGTTAAGTTATCGCCTTCGTCAAGTATACCCATCGGAACAGGTTTACCTTTGTTTAAGACGTTAACTTCGTAACCCATGCCTCTTGACCCTTGGTCAAGGTAGCGAATACCTTGTATGTCTACGCCTTTTAAAACATTAAGCATTTGCTCTTGATTAGCATAAGGAGTTGATGAAATAAGGTTCGCTCCTGTTGCGTCTGGATTTAATCTTAAATTGCCACCCTCTGCCAACGCTTTTACTCGCTCAGCTTGGTCAAGGCTTCTTGCAGGTCTGTTAACGCGTTCACCTTTCCAATTTGTCCCAACAACTTGATAAGGGCGTACTCGATCACGAAACTCAGGCCGTGAAGAATCTGCGTTTTTAATTATATTAACATTACCTTTCGGTATATTTTCCAACGCATTTTTTACAAAATCAGATTGCTCTGAAAGAGGCGCGTCGTAGTCAATAAATCTATTAACATCAGATCCTATCTCTACTTGGTAAATATTTCCGGCAGGTTTATAGTTAGGCAGTATTTCCGATTTTGCCCATTTAGCAATTTCTGGATTTTCCACCGCAGCCAATGCGTCGTCAAACGACCCTTGTATCTCTAAGTTTTCTAAAAAAGCTGCCTTTTCGTATAGCTCATTAGATTTTTGCGATGGAACCCTAATTGAATCAGCTTGGCGAATTAAACTATTATATACATCTAAAATTGGGGTATCTCCAATTGTAGCTATAATATCTCTGCTTAAAGCATCTCTATAGTTTCTTGCTACCGCTTCGTTTTCAGAAAAATACAATCCACGCCCATATGCTTGTGCGCCCTCGCCTGTTCCCATCTTTGACATATCAAACTTATCAAATGTGTGCGGTGAGCCGTGATATGCCATAATTTTATTAGTAGCGTTATCAGCCACAACTGGAGGCGGTTTACGAGTTACATTTGGCACGTTACTTTGGCTGTTGATAATTGGATTTAAAACACCTGAGTTTTTTGCGTTTTTAATTGAATTTCGCAATGCTAATCCACTAAGCCCGAGGTCTAAACCTGCAAATGCAGTGTTACCTATACCCGAGGCAACATTACCTTCTTGGAAATCTT